GGCGTCGCCGCGAAGGTGATGTTCCTCGAGTTGACCGACAGGCTCTGCTTGATGAAGTGAAGATAGATGCCGCTTAGAATGCGGCTGGGATCCGTCTCCTCGATCGGGCCGTCATTCGCCGTAGCGAACTGTGTCGAGACGTTCGCGTAGTTCCGCAGGAGTGGCGTGAGCACGTTCCGGACAGCCTGGGAACCGACCGCCCCGGCGAGCGCCCCGCGAACGCCGGACATGTTCCCGCGGGCGGCGGTGCTGTAGTCGCCCTCGACGGCGGTCTGAGTCCAGCTGACCTCTCTGGCAACCCAGTTCGAGAGGGCGCCGCTCGAGTTGATGTTCCCGAGCTTCGCAATCTCCTGAAATCCGGCGATATAATAGCCGATTTCAGCCTGGATCTGGGATTCTGTCTGGGTGGCCGTAACCTACCTCCCTTTCGTTGCGGGGCGGTAGCGAACGGCTACTTCCCCTTGGCTTTGCGCTGCTCGAGGAGCGTCGGGGGCGTCAGCTGCCCGTCGCGGTCCGCCATGGTGATGCCGCTCACGGGACCCATATACATGTAGGTCTCGAGGGGCACCACGTTTCCGACGACCTCTTCGCGGCGGGACCGCCGGAGAGCGTCGGGTCCGGCGTTCTTGATGATCGCGACGCGCTTCTCCCCGCCCTTGGCGTCGCCCTTCGACTCCCAGAGGATCGACCGGTCGGCGATCCACTGCTTGATGGCAACCACCTCGTCGTCGAAGAGATCGACCGTGCCGCCCGCCTCCTGGGCACTGAGGGCTGCGAGGCCCTGGGCGTTCACCTGGAGCTTAGAAGTGTATTTCGGGAAGTTGATCGCGCCTTCCTTCAGGACGATCACATCCTCGTCCTGGTCCGGGCCGCTCCCGCCCTTCTTCCGCGTGACGAGGGTCGGGACGGTGATCCCGTCCATGGGGCAGTCCTGGGTGACCCCCACGAGGTAGCGGATCATGACATCGCTCGACTTCTGGATGGGGGCCTCGGCCACGGGCGCCGAGGGCTCGCTCTTGGTTGCCGCCATAGTCACCTCTCCTTAAAAACAGATCCCCTTTGCCTCGCCCGGCTTAGGAGAACTTGATCGTCGCGTAGGGCGTCGAAACGCCGAATCCGAACCGGGCCCACATGGAGAACTCCTCCATGCCGGTCTTGCGGGTCGTGTCCGAGTTCTCGAACGTCGAGATGATCTCGGACACCGGCTGACGGAGCTGGCTGAAGATCGCCTTGACATCGGCATCTTCGAGGAAGCCGTACCAGGAGTTCCCGGTCAGCCGCGCCGTGGGGAGCGCCTTGACCTTGTAGCCCGCGTCGAGCATGATGTTCGTCGCGCCCGCGCCCGTGCCGGACAGCAGCGAGTGCGTGATGCCCTGGGCGAACGCCTTCTTGAAGTTCTCTTCGTTCGCACCCGCGGCGAAGTAGATCTTCACGTTGCCGTCTAGGGTGGGCTCGTCCCAGAGGGGCTGGCCTTCCGTGTCCTGGAACTTGCGGAACTGGGACATCATCGTGAAAAAGTCCGTCTGGTACGCCGCGACGGTGACTCCCGTGGCGGTCAGGGAGTTTCCGTTGGTCGCGCCGAAACGCGCCGCGGCTCCCGCTCCGACCGTCGAGTAGAGGGCCTGGCCGTCCGGCGCCAGGGGGATGCTTGGGAGCAGGGAGGCGGTGTTGGTGATGATCTCGAAGGCGACGCGCTCCTCGAGGAGGGCGAAGCTCTTGCCCATCTTCCGGGCCTGGTCCGGCAGGGAGCGGGTCTGATCGTCCTGGCGGTCGGCGAAGTGCCAGGGGATCGACTGCGCCCACTCGTAGTTGGGCGCGACGTACGAGATGCCCCTGAAGTTCTTCGAGGGCATCGTGTTGCCGCGGATCCAGCGCTTCACGTGGGGCGCGGACTCCCAGAAGAAGTACGTCTCCTGGTTTTTGTCCGACGGGATCCCAAGGCGCATGATCTTGGAGAGGCCGCCCTTGATGCCGTCGTACACGAAGGCATAGGTGTTGAGGAACTCCGTCTTGAGTCCGGGAGCGAAACTGGCTCCCGCGATGACCGGCATGTTGGGCATATGCGCGTCTCCTTAGAGGTCGTCCAAACCTTTCCCGCCGTTCGCGGGTTACACTTTGCCGAGAGATTCCAGAGCCAGGTACTCCTGAGGCGTGAACAGCCGTACGTCCGCGACGCCGGAGCTCACGAACCGCGTCACTTCGCCGATCGAACCGACGTTCGAGGTGGCGGTCATCGTCAAGGTGTTCTCATCGCTCGCGTAGACCGCCTTGCCGACCGAACTCTGGACCGCGCCCGTCACCGTGACGCCCTCGAGGATCAGGCCGCTCTCGTTGACCGGGCACTCCGGCGTCGGAAGCGTCGCGCCCGTGGTGTCGCCGAGGACCGAGTCCGACAGCGGCATGGCGAGTCCGCGGAAACGGAGCAGCGCGGCGGAGCCTGACGTCCAGTTCTGGACGTAGCCGGAATTCGGGTCGACCCCGACCAGGGCGCCGTGGTAGATGCGGACCAGGCCCTTGACCTTGTACGAGGTCTGACCTGCGAGGCCGTTTCCGGCACGGTTCGAGTACCGGACAGCAGCGGTGAGGGCCATACGAAGCTCCTTCTAGTCGTTCAGAGAGAAAGTACCCGCGGCCCTAGCCGCGCATCGTCACGGATTCGTGTCTCATGTTGGTCTCGAGCCAGGACTTCAGGGTGATGCCCGAGCCGGTCGCGCTGACGTAGTCCTGCCACGACTTCGACTGGGCGCGGATCCACTCCTGGTTCTTCGTTCCCGGGTGGGCCGACGCGAACGCCGACACCTCGTCGCCTCCGGGCGTCTCGGCCATCATGGCCTCGAAGGCGGCCGGGTCGGTCGGCGGGTTGACGGGGTTGGTCATCTGGACCAGCTTGACGGCCTCGTCGAGCATTTCCTGCCCGTACCTCGCGGCCTTGAGCAGCGATGCCTGGACCTCGTCGTCGATCGTCCAGCCGTCGAGCTGCTTGAACGCCTTCTCGACCATTGCCCGGAACTGCGAATTCGCCACGGCCTTCTTGTTCTGGGCCGTCAGGTTCGCGACCTGGCTCTGGAGGGGGAGGACGGCTTTCAGGATGATACGCTCGACCTCGGCCGCGCGGAGCCGGTTGGAGCCGCCCGCGCTCATCCCGCTGACGGGAGCGAGGTCCTGGGTCGGCGCCTCGGGGGGAGGAGCGGGCGGTGCACCGCCGCCGCAACCGAGCTTCTGGGCGATCTGCTGGAGCAGCTGCATGATCGCGCTCATGGGATCGCCGCCCGCGGGAGGCGCGCCGCCCATGCTGTCGTCCATCTTGACTTCGACATCTTCCGTGCCGCCCGGGGCGTCGTCGAGCCCGATGGCCTCCTGGTCCTCGGTGTTTGTGCCGCTGGAGGGGCCGATCTCGCCGCCCGTGCCGTCTTCCTGGCCGGTCAGGCCTTCCGAGGTCTTGCCCGAGCCGCCGCTCGCGGCGGGGCTCTTCGAGAGGCCCTTGGACGTGTCCCCGGACTTTGTGGTGAAGGCCATGTTGGCTCCTTTGCGATCATCGAAACGGAAACAAACCAGCGCGCCCGCGTCCTGCGGGGCGTACCAGTGGATCGGCGTGGGGTGCTCCGAAGTGTGCTTGAAGCCGATAGGGTGGTCGCCCTTCTTCACGTCCCCGATGGTCGTCATCGCCATGCGGAAGAATGGGACGTCGGTCGGCATAAGGGCGAGAGAGTCGATCTCGGGGTTGTCCCAGTCGTGGACCTCGACCGAACGGTACGGCAGCATGCCGTCCTTGATCCTCTCGAATACCGCCGCAGGAATGTCGATCACGCTCGCGAACAGCGCCGGGATCTCGTCGCCCTCGTACGTGATCGTTCCGCGCTTGGTGATGACGAACTTCCCCGCGTACTCCGGCTTGACCGCGTGCTCGTCCGAGTGGTAGATGTGGACCGGCGGGAGGTGACCCTCCTTCCGGCGCATGCGGTTCTTCTCGAGGGCCTTATCCATCCACTCCTCACCGATGCGCTCCTTGTTGCGCTTCGCGCCCGGGGGCACTTCGGCGAAGATCGGGATGTTGACGATCGAGAAGAAGCCGTTTCCGTGGTCGACCGCGGTATAGTTACCGCCGATCTTTGCGCGCGTCGGCACCTGCCCGAGGCCGTCGGCCTTGAAGTGCTTCTTCGCGAGTCCAGGAGCGCAGAGCGATACGGCCTGGCGCGCCGCGATGTCCGGGTCAATGTTCTCGTCGAGGAGTTCCTTCAGCTTCGCTTTCGTGGCGGCGTACTGGCCCGGGAGGAAGGCGGATTCCTCGAGACCGAGGTCCGCGAGGAGTTCAGCGGGGTCGGTTGGAAGTACTGCGTCGTCCGCATACTCGTTCCGCTTGACTGCTTTGGTCACGCCCGCATTATTTAATATCGCGGGTCGAATTGAAACGGGTCGGCCGAGGCCTACGCCTACCTACGCCTTCCTACGCAGAGGCGGTGGACTTTCCGGCCAGTCGATCTCGACACGATCAAAGGCGTAGAGTTCCATGAGGCGCACCAAGACTTTGTTATGC